GCGAAGTCTTCGGCGACCGCGTCGTCAGCGGCTTCGACTGGCCCGCCGACAAGAGCGTGGTCGACGGCTTCCCGGCGGCGCTGGGCCTGAAGGCGATCACCGCGCTGCTCTCGTCGGTCGGCTTCTCGTCGCCGCCGGCGTGGCTGCGCCCGTTCGGCGTGCTGTCGACGGGCGAGCAGTTCCGCGTCACGCTGGCCCGCGCGCTCGCCGAGGCCGGCGAGGCGGTCACCGTGATCGATGAGTTCACCAGCGTGGTCGATCGGCAGGTCGCGCAGATCGGCAGCGCCGCGGTCGCCAGCGCCGTGCGCCGCGCCAAGCAGCAGCTGGTCGCCGTGTCGTGTCACTACGACATCGAGGCATGGCTGCAGCCGGATTGGATCTACCAACCGCATCTGCAGCAGTTCGCCTGGAGGGAGCTTCAACGGCGCCCAGCCATCGATCTCGAGATCCGCCGCTGCCGCGGCGCAGCACTCTGGCCGCGCTTTCGTGCGCATCACTATCTGAACACCGAGCTACACCGCGCGGCGCGCTGCTTCGTCGCCCTGGTCAACGGCGAGCCGGTCGGCTTCACCGCGGTGTTGCCGGTGATGGGCTTCGTTGGTCAGTGGCGCGAGCATCGCACGGTGTGCCTACCGGAATTCCAAGGCGTCGGCATCGGCATGGCGCAGTCGGCGGCGGTCGCGTCGATTGCCACCGGCGCGGTGCCGGGGTGTCGCTACGCCAGCACGACGAGCCATCCCGCGTTCATCGCCGCCAGGGCGCGCTCGCCGCTCTGGCGCATGACCCGCGCGCCGTCGATGCCGAGCCGTCAGCGCCACGGCGACGACCTGCTGAAAAAACAAAAGGCGCGGCAGCAGCCGTCGTTTCGGCTCACCGCGTCGTTTGAATACGTCGGCGCGCCGCTCGATGCCGCGACCGCGCGCGCTCTCTGGGCCGAGCGCGTCTGACGTCGCACGTCTGACGTCGCGCCGTGTTATACCGTCCGTGAATCTTCGCGCACCGGAAACCATCAGGAGAACCCCAAATGTCCCAGTCACGACTCGCCATGATCACGTTCCTCGACGGCGGCGGCCCGGTCGATCCCGGCTTCGGCGGCGGTCTGCCGGCCGGCGGCGGGCGCCCCGACAACTCGCTACCGGGCGGCGGCGGCTATCCGTCGACCGGGCCGATCTACGGCGGCGGCCACCCAGGCAACGCGCTCCCGGGCGGCGGGCATATCGCGCTGCTGCCGGTGTTCCCGTTCGACCCGACCGACCCCGGCTTCGGCGTGGGCGGCGGGCGCCCCGACAACTCGCTGCCCGGCAGCGGTGGGCGCCCCGACAATTCGCTCCCCGGCAGCGGCGGCCGGCCCGACCAGGGGTTGCCCGGTAGCGGCGGGCGCCCCGACAATTCGCTGCCGCATCCCGGCATCGTGCCCGGTGCCAAGTTCGTGGTGAAGTGGCTGGCCTGTCAGGGGCTGATTCTGGTGCCCGACAACTCGCTGCCGGGTGGCGCGCCGTCGCGGCCCGACAACTCGCTGCCCGACAGCGCGGCGCCGAAGAAATGACCGAGCGAGGCGCCAGCGATGGTGATGCCGCTGGCGCCTCGTCGGCGCGACTGACGCGCGCGGCGTGCGGCGAGTGCGGCGCCGTCGTGCGGCTCGCGGCGTGCTGGGATGCCTGGGTGTGTGCCGCGTGCGGGCACCTGTGGCGGTTAACGGGCGGCGGTCGGGTGGGCGAAGTGCAGCGTCCAGATCGGGGTGTCGTCGGTGCTGGCGGGATAGTGCGCGAGGAAGGCGGCGCGGAACTCGCGCAGCGTGGCGAAGCCGTCAGCCCGCGCGTCGGCGGCCGTGACGTCACCGAGCCGCCCCGGCACCGCGGCGGTGAGCCGCGCACGGAGGCGGCCGTTAAATGACAGCACCGCCCCCGGTCGCAGCTTGCAGGTTTTCCACGGTCGGATCGTCGTCGTCTTCCGGCCGTCGGCAATCAGGGCCACGTAGTGCCCCTTGACGAAGATCAACATCAGTACTCCGCTTGGCAGCGCGGGCAGATGATGCGCCGCTTGTCGTCGTCCCACTTCACCCGCGCGCAGCACTTCGCGCACAGCTTCGTCGTCTTCGTGAACTGGCGCGGCATCAGTCGGCGGAAGTCGTCGGCCGTCGGCCGCTTCGGCGCCGTCACCGCCATGCCTCTTGCCCCGTGACGCCTTCGTGCTCGACGCGCACCAGCAGCGCGTCACCGACGATGACGTCCTGCACCCCCGGCAGCGCCGCATGATACAGCGCGGTCGCCGCGATGTTCACCGGCTTGCCCTTCAGTTTGCCTTCGTCGTCCACCACCAGCGCGATGCGCGCGCCGCGCTCGACGCGCAGCGTGACGAGTTCGATCCAGCCGCCGACCTGCGTCTGCATCTGCACCAGCGTCAGCGGGCCGGGCACGTCGCGTGATTCACCGCTGGCCGTCAACAGAGTCGCCATTACTCGGCCGCCTCGTCGTCGCGCGCCGGTGAAGTCGCGGGCGCGGGCGCCGCGTTCCACTGCCGAGTGACCACGTCGCCATCGAAGAGCCACCACGTATTGAAGCCGTCCGCGCGCCAGCGCGCGATGGCGCGGTCAACAGCCGCCATGTCAGGGAAGCGGCGCGCGCGGCGGCTCGCCGACGATCCATCCTTGCGCGCGATAAGCCGAAAGCGCATCACTGCACCCCCGCGGCGGCGCGCTTTTCGTTCGGCGTTTCCCAGTGCCACCCTGGCGCCTTGCAGCGGCTGTCTTGCTTGATGTCGACGTGGCCACCGCGCACCGGTTCGCCGCAGCAGTTGCACACCCGCCGCGGCCGACCCGCGCGCTTCGCATTCACCGCGCGCGCGGCATTCTGCTTGGGGGTGCCCGCTGCACCACCCTTGCGCCCGAGCAGCACCGCCGCGCGGCTCTGCGCCGCCTTGCTCGCCTTCGTCGTCGTCTTCGCCATTCTGACCGCTCCGTTAGTTGTTTGCGTTTCCATCACTGTATCTCCTGATCGGGGTTGAACTCATGGACAAATTCGCAGCCGCTGCAGAAGCCGACGCAGACGGTGGTGACCACGTCGCCGTCGACGCGCTGCGCCTGGGGGTCAATCTCCAGCGGCGCGCCGCACTCGGGGCACGTCGCGTGGTCGGCCGCGCTGACGCGGCGCCGATACTCGGGCGCCTTCATCGCGGCCCCTGCAGCAGCTGCGCGGCGGCGGCCTCGATGCGCAGGCAGGCGCGGCCGGCGGCGCTGTCAGGGTCGCCGAAGGCGTCAGCCGCGCGCTGCATCGCCTTCAACATGACCACGCTCACGTCGTGGTCGTCGGCGTCGAGCAGGTCGCGCAGCGCGTCGAGTAGTTGTGTCATTTCCATTACCGTGCTCCTAACTTGATCCGTTTGGCGAAGGCGGCGGCCGACTGCACCTGCAGCGGCGCCGGTTCGGGCGCGACCCAGAAGCGGCCGTGGCCCGCGTCGAGAATCCGCCGCGCGCAGGTCTTGATCGCCGTCCATGACGTCGGCAGCGGACCGCCGCAGGGTCGCGCGGCGAACTGTTGGATGTAGTGGCGGCAGTCAGCGAGTTCGACTTCGCCCAGCTGCAGCGCGTGGCAGACGAGCAGCGCGACGGCGTCGGCCTCGAATTCCTCGATCGGGCGGCGCGCGTCGTCGCCGGTGCCGTGGACGTGGCCGAGCAGGACGTGGGCCAGTTCGTGCGCGGCGGTGCGGACCTTCAAGCGCACGCGCGCATTCAGGGCGATGCCGTCGCGCGTGGCGAAGCCGCCGATCGTGCTGGTGCGCGCCTCGGGAAACGGCAGCAGCGCGATGCCCAGCCGCTGCATCGCCTGATGCGTCGACCACGTCGGCGCGTTCCAGCGCGCCCAGACGAACTCTTGCCCGTCCGCTGACAGCGCGCCGCGCGGGTCGGCCGCGCCGGGCACCGTCAGCGCGGAGGCGAGAATCGCGTCCCAGCCGGTCAGCGTCATCGCGCGCCGCCCGCGGCGAACTGCTTAAAGGCCGCCGCGTCGTCGTCGTCGTCGTCGTCCTGCGCGTCGTCGTCGTCGTCGTCGTCGTCCTGCAGCTGCGCCAGCGGGCACTTGCAGCGCGCGCAGCGCGCGTGCTGGCCGTCGGCGACGACAGCGGGCACGCGGTTCTTCTGCTGACAGTTCGGGCAGGTGACGACGGTGGCGGGGGCGGTGCTGGTCATGGGGTCAACCTTTCAACTTATTGAGGCCGCGCTTGAGCGCGTCGGTGATGTCAGAGCCGGTGCTGGTGTAGTTGCCCCATTGAATCGGCGCCGAGGGCGGCGGCGGTGCAGCGGTCGGTCGGGGTCGCGGCTCATACGTCGGTCGCTTCGGCTCCGGTCGCGGCAGCGGCTCGACGTCGCGCGAGTCGGCCGGGTGCGGCGCGTCGAGCGGCGCCGTGCGCTGCGCGCCGTTCTGCTCCTGCAGGGTGGCCATCGCGCGCTCGCAGCTGCTGCGCTCGCCGCGCTTGGCTTCGTTCGACGTCGCCCAGAGCCACGACGTGCCGACCTGGGCGACGTAGCCGAAGAGGCGACCCGCGCGCGAGCGGACCGCGTAGCCCGCGACCCGACCGCCGCGGCCGGTGTCGACGGAGTGATCCTGAATCCGAAGGCCGAGGGCGGCAGCTGCGGCTGCCGCCCCGTCAACGAGGCGGCCCATTACAGGCCGCCGTCGCCGAGCAGGAGGGTGATCTTGCCCTGCAGTTCCTTGGGCTTGCCCAGGTCGGCGAGGTTCGCGGTGCCGCCGGTCAGCGCCGCCAGCTCCTTGGCGAACTGCGCGCCGCGGTCGTTGCCGTCGCCGACGTAGAAAACATCGATCGGGCCGCCGAAGCTGCGCGCGGCGGCGAACGTCGCGCCCTCCGAATCCGGCTGGCCGTCGGTGACGATGACCGCGTGGTTCGCACCTTCGCGCTGGGCGAATTCAATCGCGGCGGCCATCGGCGTCGACGCCTGCGGCTCGGGCACCGACTCGACCAGCACGACGTGGCCGTGGTTCATGCCGAAGGCGGCGGTCGGGACGGGGCACTCTTCGCGCAGCGACTTGACGACGCCGCGCAGCGCGTCAATCTTCCGGCCGCCCGAGCGGATGGCTTCGGCCATCGAGCCGCTGACGTCAATCAACAGCATCGAGCGGCGCGCGCCCATGATCAGCGCGTCAAGGTCCGACTTGGCGGCCGACTTATTCAGCTTCTCGATCGCCAGCTTCTCGATGGTGGCGAGGTCGACGGTGGCGGCGGCGGTGGCGGTCGTGGTGTTGGTCGTCATGGGGTCTCTTCTCTCTTCAGGTTGTGCGCGTCAGCGCGTTTGCGGTTTCAATCAATCGACTAGATGATTATGAATCGCACCGGTCCGATTGTCAATACGTTATCGGACCGAGGCGGCGAATCTGTGCGGCAGTGTGCAAGTGCCTCGGTTTCCCTAGGGAAAGCTGACCCTTAGAGGGCCAGCTTGATCAGTTGAATCATCGCCACGCGCAGCGCGGTGTCGGCTTCGTTCTGCATTTCCGGCGTCGGTGACGGGGCCAGCGCGCGCGTCTTCAGCAGCTTGTATTTCGCGTAGCCGTCGCGCGCGTCCTGGGTCACGCCGGTCTCGGCGAACCGCTGCACCATCGCGGCTTCCATGGCGACCATCGCGGCCAGCTTCAGCGCGCGGTAGTTCGGCTTGGGCGTCGAGAAGGCGGGCGCCTGGGGCGGCGGCGGGGCGTAGCTGCTGGTCGCGCCGTAGCGGCGACGACGACGCGAGCGATACGTGCCGTGCCCGCTGCTGTAGCTGCTGCTGCTGGGCGGCGGCGGCGTATACGTCTGGCCCGCCTTCGCGGCCTTCGCAGCTGCGCGCTGCTGTCTCACGGTCATGCCGCCGTTTGCTTTGCGGGCGGCCACGGATGCTGCGCGTTTTGCGGCGGCAGCTGCGATTTGTTGCGGGGTCATCTTCGCCATGAAGCAATACTAAAACGGACCGGTGCGATATGCAAGTGTCTATCGCACCGATGGCAGGCGAAATCCCTAGGGAATCCGAGGGGCCTGTCTCGAGATCGCCGGAATCCCTAGGGAATTTCAGCCGGGCAGCGATTGCGCCGATTCTGTGCGGCGGTGTGCAAGTGTTTGGTTTTCTTAGGGAAACCTGCGATTATCTCCGCGCCGTGAATTCCTGCTCAGTATGTGATAGCGCGCTGCACCCCGCGCGCGGTCGAGGGCGCGCCTAGTGCGCGGTCGAAAGCCGCTGCCGACGGACGTCAAGCGGGCGCGCGGCAACCCCGGTCACGGCCGCTTGAACGATGCCGAGCCGCGGCCGTCGGTGACCGAGGCGCTCTTCGTGCAGTTGCCGGCGGAACTCGACGGCGACGACGGCGCGCGCCAGTACTGGCTGCAGCTGGTGCCCGTGCTCCGTCTGGCGCGGCAGATCACCGATGCCGATCGCCCGCTGATGATTGCCTTGTGCCTGGAGCAGTCGCTGTACCACGAAGCCACGCGGCGCGCGCGGGAGACGGCACTGCTGACGAAGACGAAGGGCGGCGCCGTCGTCCAGAATCCCTACCTCGCCATCAGCCGCCGCGCGCTGATGTTCTGCGCGAAGTTGTGGGCGGAACTCGGCATGACCCCGTCGTCACGCTCGCGCGTGACCACGTCATCGCTGGGCCGCGATGATCCCTGGGCTGAATTCGCCGACGTGCCGCCGACGCGCGCCGCCCTGCTCGATGACGACGACGACGGCGACGAGGCCACCCATTGACGCGCCACGCGGCGGCTGTCATCGCCGCCATGGACAGCTACGCGCGCGGCGTGGTCGACGGCACGATCCCGGCCGGGCGCTATCACCGGCTCGCCGCCGTGCGGCACCTGCGCGACCGTCGCCGCGCGCGCGACCGCGATCCCGACTTCCCCTACTGGCTCGACGGCGAGGCGGCGGCGCGCTTCGTCCGGTTCGCCGAGCGGCTCAAGCACTACAAGGGCGCCTGGGCGGGCACACTGATCGTGCTGCAGCCGCACCAGCTGTTTCGGCTTGGCTCGCTCTTCGGCTGGAAGCACCGCGTCAGCGGGCTGCGCCGCTTCCGCACCGCGTACAACGAGATCCCGCGCAAGAACGGCAAGAGCCTGGAGGCGGCGGTCGTCGCCCTGTATGTGACGTTCTTTGATGGCGAGCGCGGCGCCGAGGGTTACTGCGCCGCGACCAAGCGCGAGCAATCGAAGATCGTATTTCGTGACGCGCGCCGCCTGATCATTTCGAGCGGCCTGCGCCGCTACGTGCAGCCGCTGGCGCACAGCCTCTTCCGCGAAGACATCGCCGCGAAGCTGGAACCGCTCGGCGCCGACTACAACAGCACCGACGGGTTGAATCCCAACCTGATCATCCTCGATGAGTTTCACGCGCTGCTCGATCGCGGCATTGTCGACGTGCTCGAAACGGCGACCGGCTCCCGACTGCAGCCGGTCATGTTCCAGATCACCACCGCCGGCACCAACCTGCTCTCGCCCTGCGGCGATCAGCATGAGTACGCCTGCAAGATTCTCGACGGCGACGTGGAGGACGAAACGTTCTTCACCTTCATCGCCCACGCCGACATCGGCGATGACTGGCGCGAACCGGCGACGTGGATCAAAGCCAACCCGAATTACGGCGTCAGCGTCTACGAAGCCGACTTCGCCGCCCAGGTGACGAAGGCGCGCGCGCAGCCCAGCGCCGTCGCGGCGTTCCAGCAGAAGCGGTGCAACCTCTGGGTGAGCGCGGCGACCCCCTGGCTGTCGATGGAAGGCTGGCGCGCCGGGCAATCGCCGGTGCCGTGGCCGCCGGACTATCTCGACGGGCAACCGTGCTGGGCCGGCGTCGACCTGTCGAGCAAGACCGACCTGACCGCGATCGTCCTGGCGTTCCCGCCCGAGGGGACGCGCGCGCGCTGGTGCTATCTCGGCATCGGCCTGACGCCCGACGAGACCGTCACCGACCGCGCGCTGCGCGACCGCGTGCCGTATGCGCAGTGGATCGCCGCGGGCGTGCTGCGCACCAATCCCGGCAAGCGCATCGAGCACGCCGCCGTGCGCGACATTCTGGTGGAACTCGGCGAGCGGTACGACATTCAGGAAGTCGGCATCGATCCGTGGAACGCCGGCAACCTGCCCAACGATCTCGAGGCCGACGACTTCGTGGTCACGGAAGTGCCGCAGAACGTCGCGCAGATCAGCCAAGCGGCGAAAGAGTTTGAAGCCGACGTGCTCGACGGGCTGGTGGACACCAACAGCAACCCGCTGATGGCGCACCACGCGGCGAACGTCATCGTGCTGCGCGACTCGAAAGACAACCTGTTCCCGACGAAGAAAAAGAGCCGCGGCCGGATCGACCTGATGGTGGCGGCGATCATCGCCCGCAAGATGGCCGGCCTGCCGGCCGACGCGGAGCCGGTCTCCGCCTACGCCGATCACGGCGTGGAGGTCGTGTGACGCGGTTCATCGCGTGGTGCTGCTGGTGGCGCGTGCCCTGCCTGCTGCGCCGCGTCGTCGTCAATCTCAAGTCGGACGCCAGCGTGGCGCTGCAAGGCGTGCTGTTCGCGCAGCGCGGACCGTGGCTGACGCTCAAGGACGTCGTCGCGCTGTCGACGGCGGCGCCGCAGGCGCGCGTCGACGGCGACGTGGTGCTGCACCGGGACAACGTCGCGTTCATTCAGGTGGTGGGCTGATGGCGATCATTCAGAGCTTCGGCGCCGCGCAGGCGCTGTCGGCGCCGGCGCCGACGTGGACGCCGACCAGCAGCCTGTCGATTTACAACGACTACGCGCGCACCTATGCGGCGCTCTATCGCACCCAGCCGAACATCCGCACCGTCGTCGACTTCCTCGCGCGCAACATCGCCATGCTCGGCATCCATGTCTTCCGCCGCGAAAGCGACACCGATCGGACCCGGCTAATCGATCACCCGCTGGCGCAACTGCTCGCGGCGCCGAACGGCTACACGACGCAGTACCGCTTGGTGGAAACGCTGATGCAGGACATGGGTGTTTACTACAACGCCTACTGGCTGAAGCTGCGCGCCGGGGGGCGGATCGGGCTGCTGCGCCTGCCGCCCGAGCAGGTCGCCATCCAGGGCGTGCTAATCGGAAGAGCG